TTTTTGCCTAATAATCATTCCAGTTCTATACTCGTCAGTTACTTCTTTCGCCTCGCCAAACATCTTCAAAGCGGCCATGGCTTCCGCAAATCTCTTTTGATATTCCTGCGTAAGATCCGGCTCACCTTTCATATAAGTATAGCACTCCACTAAACTCCCATACAATAAAGCAACTTGAGCATTTTGACTGAGCCACGTTTCGCCAGAATCTGATCCTGCCGTCAAACTTGCAGGCCGATAGTAGTAATGTAATTCTGCCGCATAACCACTATCTGGTGTAGGTCCTAAAATAAAATTATCGACATCAAATAAAGCGTAAAACCTTGGCAATCCTGTAGTAGCTGGATTAGGGTTGAATGATTGAATGAAATCTACGTCTTTAAACTCAAGAAAATTGAATTCACTATTACTTGTGAGTGCTAGGGAAAAAGGAGCCAAAAAATCAGTTGGAGCTTGCAAAAATCGATTAGTTGAGGTAGCTGTTCCACTTACATTTTTCCTAAAAAAAGAAAGCTGCACACCTTTTAAGATTCTTTCTTCCGCTTGTTTTATGAAGACAGGAAGATTTGTGACAAAACTTGTCTCGTTGTTTTCAGTGTAATCCTGAAGAGCTTGTTTGAGTGACGATAATGTAAAACTCATGGCGTGGACACCGTTACTTCACCAACAATTCCAAAAGCTCTCACGGGTTTTGGGGCCATATTTTCTGGAACGGGAACACCAACAAAAACTACAAAAGGCTCTGTTCTGTCGGGTCTTGCGTCGCGCAACGCCTCCGCATCAAATACTTTTCTAAAAGGACCCAGTTGAGGTTGTTTTGGTTCATATTCTGCCTTACTCACAAGAGAGCCGTTCCACTCTTTCCGCATATCTTTGTATGGGAAAGCTTGTCCAGAACGATCTGAAATAGCTAAAGCAAATTTTCCTGATGCATATTTACCCATTGCTACACCCTGAAATACCTGTAATCTGGAGAAACTTGAAAAGAAGCTCGGTCTCGATCTTCTTCTGCCGCTCTTTCAAACTCTTCTTCATAAATAGATTTTAATATCTGCATCCGATTAGGTGCTTTTTTGATAGATAAATAATAAGCAAGCCCCGCTGCCAAACATGGATAAAATCGAAAAGGGATTTCCAAAGTGTTTGTAAACGTATCGGCATCTTGTATTCTTGTTAGAGCATCATACGTAATCACATCGGTGCTGTTTTCTGGTGTAGGCCATACTTTCAAGACTGGTGTAATTTGACGATCCAGAAAAAATTGATTGGGACGAGCCTGTGTTGTCTTTGTTGGTATGTTTAAATACTGAGCACGACTCAACCTTTCCATAGAAAAATCGGTGCTATCTCTTTTTATTACCACCGACAATATATCTATAATATCGGTGCCTAAATTATAAGTCGCTGTTCCCGCAGTAAGAGCTTGCGTTTTTTGCTCGATAGTCCACTGATTGAGTCCACGATTTGCCCAATCCGCTAATAACAAGTTCATGGATCTTTTAGCAGTTTTAAGATCATATCCGGTGCGCACCTCAATACCGCAGCGTTCAAAAGCTTCTTCGATGTATTGAGTCACATCTAACTCAAAGTTGGTGCTTCCAGATAAGCTCATTTTATTTTATCCCAATCATCTTCTTGAACTTCTTCATTATCGGCGTATAAGTTATCAAATACAATACTTGGATCAGTATAGCTTTGATGACCCTCCGCAGAATGCATATATTGACTTGGTTTAAAGTCAGGCGCACCCTCTCCCGTGGCCCATAAAGCGGGACTCGTAGCCCGCACTCTATTGTTAGGCAACGCCACAAGATTACCAAACCAACTACCGGGCTCGGTGATATACATCAGATGACTTTGTTTGTGTTGCGCCGGACAATCGGCTATATCGTGATCAGTATAATCTACCGTAAAAAGATATCGCGCTGAGTAAAATTCATGATTAATTTTTGCTATCCACGGACTGCTAGAAACTCGATCCATGGTAATAATAGAATGTGTACGTGACTCGCAATCCCAAGGTTGGGCTAAATGATCCTCCATCCTTTCAGGCCAATCTTCCATTACAACATCTGCAACCAAAGCCTGCAAAGGCATTCTGGCCCACATAGCACCCCCATGAACATTTTCCTCATCATTTTCACAACCCGTGAAAACAACTTGAAAAGTTAAAGATCGATCTGGAATAGTATTTACTGCTATCGCCAGCGCGTGTAAATACTCACCATGATAATTTTCATGATTACAGGTAAACTCTCTTCGCACCCAACATTTGAAATGAGGGATGTTACTGATCAAATATGGCACAATTACGTCTTGGTGACAGTATAACCCTTGTCTTTCAAAAACTTACGGGCCATCGTTACGTTCATAACAGGACCACCGGCAGCAAAACCTTTTGTCTTTTTGCCAGCCATACCACCGGCAGCAAAACCTTTTGTCTTTTTGCCAGCCATACCACCGCCCATCATTTTTTTGACAGTGCCGCCTTTACTTTTTTTGACCGCACCACCCATAGCCATGTACTTCTTAGACTTTTTACCTTTCATGTTTCCTCCTTAACTGACCGCACCAACGGTTCGTTTTTTCCGATTTGGCATAATAGCACCACAACCACGAGCTACCACACCCCCTGCCTTCATTTTAACTTCGGCTGCTCTTGTGTTTTTGACCGTGGTCTTCCCCTTTTTTTGTTCTCGTTTCTTTTTTCTAGCGGTGGCGGCTCGTTCTTCTTTGGATAAAGAACGAGCTTTGCTTTCCGGTAGACAACGGTCAGGCCGTTTTTGATCTTTGCTTGTGCCGCAAGGACCCAAGATCGAACCGTCTGTGCCAATTCTGACCCATTTTTGATCAAGCCATTTTTTAAGCTCACCCATCACCTACCCTTTCTTTTGCCACCTTTTGCTTTTTTTGCATAATTAGGATCTTTGCAATATTTAGATGCAGCTAAATTTGCATAAGCAGAAGGATAAGTATCAAACGTTCTTTTTGCCCAAGCTATTCCCTCGGGACAAATTTTACTGCCCGATTTTTTCTTCTTGACCGGACCCCCCTTTCGCATTCGCCGAGGGGGACAAGAAGGAGAACCGCCTGCACCAATATTTACAACACTTACCATGCCTTACAACTCCAGTATCGAGCAGTGAATTTATCTTTAGCCGTATCACAACTGTGCCTTGCCCTAAAATTTTTACGACGTCCGGGCTGGTCTTTTTTGATTGACATATTAGGGTCACCAAAACGAACCAATTTTATTTCTGACCCTTTTTTCGCCAGCACAGCACTTTTTTTGCTTTTACCCGGAGTCCTTTTGGGCTTGTTATAACCCGGAAAAGTTTCTCCTCGATATTTTAATCTTCCACTTGGCAGTCGTTCAACGTCTTTGGTGGTAGCCATATCATCAGAAATTCTTACGTAAATACATAATAATAGTGTAAGTATCACCAGAAGAATGGCCTACGGTGGTAAATTGCACATCCCCCGTCACGCCACTACCCGCGTTATTTGTCAAACCGCCAAACGACGCATAATCATGGTGCCCGCTTTGGTTTTCTCCCAGTTCGATACAAAATTGATCAGTGGTAGCGTCAAACAGAATTCTGACTTTCATCCCATTACACTGCCACCACAATTTTTCTATCGTTACCGAAGTACAAGCGTCCCCATCTACACTCGTAGCTAAAGCACTCACATCTACTTTTGTAACCGCTGATTCACCGGTGCCATCAGAAATATTAGTAAATTTCAAAACAGCGTGTTTGCCACCATCAATGATCGTTTGCGAAGTAACAGCATCAGCCATTATTGCCCCCTATTATGCGACTTGCACATACTCAATGATAAAGGTGAACGATCCAGCAGTGGTTGCATCAACCGTGTTAGTGATGTTACAAAAAATTGTTCTTTCTGCGGAAGTATATTGAACAGAGGCAGGAGCGGTAGTAGCACTTTGAGTTTGTGCGACCAAAGTTGTGGTTGTAACATTACCCACCACAACAGTCGTTCCACCGTCTAATATCTCATCTGTTACCGCAGCTACAATCTGCGCACCAGAACTAGATGTGCCAACCTCGTAACCAATATCCCCTGTTCCAATAACGGGAGCAGTTACACAAAATATTTTAATATCTGTAATGATAGTATTTGCTGGTTGTGTAAATTCACCAATCGAGGGGCTATCACCAGCAGTTGTATTTACCGTAACTCCTGTGGCAAACCCTACGTGTTTTACAAACTTGTTAGTGACAATACCTGTTGATGCAATAACTGCAACATCGGTCAAAGCACCCGTCGTGCTGTTTTTTGATACGACCTTAAATCCGTTTTCGGAACGGACCGGACCGTTAAAAGTT